AGTCCCGTCTTTGTCAATCTCGATCAGCTTTGTTCCCGAAACCCGAAACAGGCGGCCGTTCCAACAGATCCCGCCTCGCGGCGTTCCTTCTCCCGGTCCCAGCCTCGAAGCACCATCGGCGACGCGCAGATACCCGGATGACAATCCTGTCGCAGACGGAACCGGCACCATGTTGACAGGGTAGGCATTGATAAAGTTTGCCGACTCGTCCGCATAGATGCCGCTCAGGATCGGGACTTGCAAGGCTTATCTCCGTACCACCGCGAATGTGATGACGAACCCAAGGTTCCCGGCAGACGCAACAGTCCCCTGCACGATCCTGATCCCGGTATTCGGGGGAATCACAAGACGGGCCGAGTCTTTCACCAGGTTGTTCCGGAAATATGCGGCCGTGTTCGTTTCTTCAGAAAACTGCGATTCAAACGACAGAACAGCCCCGGCAGTCGCGCCTCCTCCGGGAACCGACCGCATCGTTATCGTCGCCGGAAGGGCCGGAGACGCAGGGTCCAGCTTTGAGACTGTCGGGTTGGCGATATTCGCCCCTTCCGCCGTCGCAGCAGTCCCGCCTGTCCCTACCGCCGATGTCCGCGTGAGCCAGATGTTAACAGCCAAAGTCCCCGTAACGGCGACCGCGCCAGACATGACCGGAACGATGGACTGAATCTCGACGTTCTTGTCCGTCGATCCGTTGAACAGGTCCATGAAGACCTTGTTCGCCCCAACGGCCACCGGTGGGAGCACCAGAGAATAGACGTCCCCGTCAAGGCCCGGATTGACCATTTGCCGTCCGCGGTCGTCAACATATATGGGCTGCTGTCTGTTGTACGGATCCTTGTTTCTATTCTGAAGGGCTGTACTCATTTCTTTCTCCTCTACCCTATCCTGTACCATGTGCTTGTAGGGAGATCGTAGCACATGGTGAAAAACTCGTTCGCTGCGGCAATCGATCCAGGTGCTCCTGTTACCGCAGTCGCGCCGTTCCCGTCAACGACCAAAGTCCCGACCGTCTGCGTACAGTTCACGATGACAAGCTGCTTGTCACGTGCATTCACCGAAGACGGGAGGACGATCTCCCCGTCGGCATATCCTGCCGCAGGAGTAAGTATCAGGTGGACATCCTCCGGCCCGTCTTTTATCGCGACGGAAAACCCCGTAGCAGACGGCGCGGCATACTGCGTCGCGGCCTCCGGGCGTCCAACCGAAAGCTGCGTCTTGAGCCAGTCCAGAAGCGTTGACAGGGAGATTTTTCTTGTATCCCCCTTCGACGGATCAAAAACCGGAAACTGCTGTCCGGCCGATCCCGTCGCAACTTCGGACAACTGATAAATTTGAACGCCCATTACGGCCTCCCTAATTAAAGTCTATTCCACCGTCCGGGCCTGCGTCAATCGAATCGGCAGACTGCTCAAGGAACGGAGCCCCCACTTCTTTATGCCCTGCGCCTGCGGGAAGCGCGTCCAACTTTATCTCTGCCGGTTTAGCGAACCTGGCAAGTAGGCTGTTGTATGTCTCCCGTGCCGATGCTTTCGTTTCGGGCGAAACAACCTTCCCGTAGGAGGGTGCAAGCCGGATCGCCAGATTCGTAATCACCGCGTCCCACGCCCAGTCGGGGAGGCCGGTCTCCTGGTACGCATCAGATTTCTCCGGGGAGTCGGGAAGAGGATACCCGAGACGTATCCCGCGAGCCCCCCATGATGCAATGAGCGCGTCAAGCCTCCCAAGGGCCTGCTCGATCTGATCCGCCGACAGGTCAAACGAATAGCTTGACAGCCCGATCTCGGCAAGAGCCCCAAGGATGAGCTGCCGCTTTGTGTAGCTCATTTCTTGCCCTTCTTTTTCTTTGCCGGAGCTTTCCCGGGCTTCCCGGCCTTCTTTGCGGCTGTCCTTGCCGTTTCAAGCGCAATGGCAACGGCCTGATCCCGTGATATCCCGCGCTCCATCTCGCTCCGGATGTTTGCGTAGATTGATTTTCGCGAATACCCTTTTTTCAGCGGCATGGCGTTTCTCCTATGCCTTCCTCGGCCGTCTCGGCCTTCTGGTATCTCTCTCTTTCGACTCGGACGGAGCGTCCGGCTCTTTCTTCTCTTCCACCGCCTTCGGCCTTTTCGCCGCAGCAAGGGCATCAGGGACGGTCGGCGAATACCCGGCCGCGAGCGCGGCGTTGTACTCCGTCATGTTCTCGACGGGGACATGCCCATAAGTCCCTCCGTTGCAGTAGTAGGGACCTGGGCTCTTGAAAACCAGTCTCGGGAACTCCATGACAACCTCCTCAGTTTCATGGGACATCCCGCCCCGGTGATCCGGGACGGGACAAATTACATCACGCGATTCTGTAAGAAATATACGTCTCGGCTGCGGTTTTCCTCGTGCGCCATGTCGCAGAGGTCACGGTCGCAACGGCGGCAGTCCCAACTATGGTATGCCCGGTTGCGGCCGCAGTCACGGTGAAGGCGTTTCCGCCGGTGTTGATGACAGACCAGTCGAACGACTCCCCGATTTCCATCTTGAGCGCGGCGTCCATCACGGCCCCGGTGTCAAGGGTAGCCGTGACAGCGGCCGCGGTCGTAGAAGTCACGATTCCAGATGCGATCATCGCGGCGGTGAGCGTCCCGGTCGCATCCAGGACTCCAGGGTTGCCCTGCCCGCGAAGGCCGCGCCGTTCAATAGGGACAGCCGCAGTCCCAATGTTGACAAACGCCTCGGAAGGACCTGCCTCGATGACGAGCCGCGCAGCAGCCGCGAAAGCCCCCGACTGATAATCTGCGTCTGCCGCAGCAGTGGCGAAAAGCACTTTGGTCGGAGGCATGTTCGGAAGGCCAGCATTGAGCTGATAAATCTTGACGGGGCTTTTGGAAAATATCGAAACGATATCAGATGCCGCAACCGCAACTTCCACCGATCCGAACGGATAAACTTTCATTGACATGTTTTCATTCTCCTCTCGTTTTATTCAAGTAGGGGCCTTTCGGCCCCAACCCTTACACCTGGTTGAACAGCATGATGCCGGACATTTCCGGCTGTTTGTTAACAACCCCAAAGAGACAGTCGAGCCTGTACAGAGTCTTCATCGTTTTGATGTCATACTGCTTCTGCAGAACAAGCTCGATCCCCATGTCGGTGGATCCTCTCATGACCTTTGCTCCGGAGTCGGTGGGGACCGCATACCGTCCGGGGAGGATTTCGATGGCGTCCTTCTGCCAGAACGGGTTCGACGGAGCGGCAGCGGTGTTCAGGAACACGATGGCCGAGTTGGCCGCCGGGGTGTTGACGACGCAGTTTTGATATTCCCGTTCCGCGTCGGTTCCGCCCTGCGCCGAAATCATCGGCGGGGTCATGACCAGAGTGGTCGCCGTCAGGACTTCCACAACGCGGAAGGTTTTCAGCTGCCCCGTGGGCTGCTTCGTTATGTGGTGTACCGCTTCAACGGTCGCGATGGTGAAGCAGTCGCCCGCACGGACATTTGCCGTCGAGTTCCAGGTGACGGTCTGGAAACGGTTGTCAACGTTGTTCCGTTCACCGGTCGCCGCCGTGCGGGTCGCCGCCGGGACGTACACGTTTCCGCCGGCAGCCTGAGTGCTCATGGTCAGGTTCGCACCGCCGGCCGCAGCAGCAATGCGCCGCGCGTAGTCGAGTTTGAAAGTCTCGAAGCCGGACACCGTTCCGACGTAGCTCCGCTCGTAAGCGGTGGTCGGTTTGCCGGGCATATACTGCCGAGTCGCCAGGTTGTTCGCCATGCCGTTGTAGTCCCGGGTGGAGAGCGCGAGGAACCGGTCGTAGTCCGGAACGCCCTGCTCGTTCATGATCGCATCGCACAGCGCAACGTCCACGTACCCGGACGCGCCGACACCGACTCGCGGGACAACGAGAGTCCCCTGAAGGGACGCCACATTGAGAATCGCAACGTTGATATCGCTGGACAGCTTCTGCCTCGCGGCTTCCCCAAGCCTCTTTTCCTGCAGGGCATCACGCAGTTCCGCCGCAGTCATGACCCACGGGACCGACCGCTTGTGACCAATGGTCGCGGGGACGGACAACTGGGTCCGATCCCGGAAGTTCGCCGTCTGGTCTTCTCCGTTGTAGCTCTGGGCGATATACGGCTGCGGCCGCCAGATAACGTCACTCGCCCTTTCCATTGCCGCCTGATCGGTGCTGTAAACGGCGACATTCTTCGCCATTACGAGCGCGTCCTGGAACCCTTCAAGGATATCCTCAAATGCGACGCGTTCTTCTTTGCTGAACTCATTAGCCATGTGTTAACTCCTCTTGTTTTTCTGCCTCTTGTAGGCAGTGACCTTTGTGTAGTCGCCGGTCCTCTCCGCTTCTGCGCGGAGCCTTTCCAGCGTGGCGTCCGTTCCCCCGGACACGCGGCCGCTTCCGGTCACGCGGGTTTCGGGCGGGGTCGCCGGTTTTCGTTCGCTCACTTTCAGCTGCGCCTCCAGTCGCGCGACGGCAAATGCAAACTCGACGGGGTCTTTTATCGCCCCGAGAGCTGCGGCCTTGGTCGGGTTCTTCCCCAGGGCATAGACCAACAGCGCGGCGTTTTTTGCCCCGCTCACGATGATGCTCTGCTGCGCGGTGTCAAGATTCGCAACAACAACAGCTTCCGCATCATCGTAGTCGTCTGCCCCAATGGTCAACTTCGCCCGCTCGTAGGTGCCGAGTTTCTCCTGCCAGCGGCGGGCATGTTCCTCGGCCTCCGCTTTCTGTCGGGCGGCCTGCTCGTCGATCTTGAGCTTCTTCGCGTACCACGCGGCAAGGTCGGCCTCGTATTTGACCGTATCGTAGTCTGCCCCTTCAAGGGTCGGCTTCTCGCCGAGTACGATTTCAGGAGGAGCCCCCGCAGGAGTCCCGGCTTGCTGGAGCTGCCGAAGCTGCCGCTTCAGTTCGCG